ATCGGCGGCTCTGACCAAATTGACATTGACAAAGCAGATAAGGATCGCTACGGAATTACTAAAGGTCCAGAACAGTTTCGTGTAAAGACGCTACCTGTTACAGAAATTAACAAACGATTAAATGCCAAAGAACAAAAAATTGATCCAGAAAAGATTCCTAAACCAGTACATCCGTTAGCTGATGTATTATTAGAACAGGGACTATTACTCGACGATGCACGTGGTGTAACAACTACTTCTGCAAGACGAGAAGCTCCGAGTATGGTATTTGGAATTTCAACTCCCGGACCATTAGATAGAAGACCTGGAGCCAAGCGATCTAAAATTGGTAGTATACAAAATCAAACACAAACCGCAGTACCAGTGAGTCGCCTCGGTGGCACACAGTTTGTTATGGACGATGGCGATGATAGATATCAGCGAGCAACACCTGCAGGTGGTCCTAACGGCGGCCCTGTAAAGTATACTGATCGTTTAGAAGCCAATGCCAATAAAGTAGAGAAGGGCGAAAACCCTATACCTTATAATGAATACTTCCGTGTGCGTACTCGTACCGGACATCAACTATTGATGCACAACAGTGAAGATTTAATTTATATTGCTAACGCGAGAGGTACAGCATGGATAGAGCTTTCGTCTAACGGTAAGATAGATATTTTTGCTTCAGACAGTGTTAGTATTCATACAGAAAATGATTTCAACTTCAAAGCAGACAGAGATGTTAATATTGAAGCAGGCCGCAACATTAACATGAAAGCAGAAACAGGCAGGATGCATGTTGAAACATTTACAGATTTAGAATTCCTTGTTAACAATGATGCAAAATTAACCGTAGGTGCTAATCTTGATATTCTTGTTGGAACAGATACTAAGATATCACAGACTGGAAATTTCGAAGTAAACACCAACGGAGATAATAGACTTACCGCAGGACAAGATACCAGCTTTGGCAGCGGCGGCAATCATAAAGAATCAGCAGCGCAGATACACATGAACAGCAACTTGCCAGCAGAGGCAGCAGTATCTGCTACTTTTGTAAAACCCTTGACACTAAACGCCAACCCCGCAACCAGCACAATAAAGTCGTGGGCTGATGCAAGATATCAATCAGGAACCGTTGACAGTATTATGAAACGTGTGCCAATGCATGAACCTTGGTTACTTCACGAAAACCAAGCGCCAGCTCAGGTCACTCCAGATAATACTGATCGAGATAATTCGGACTAACATATGACTAATAAATTATACAATCAAAAAGTAGTAGCCACTAATGTTGCGTCAGTTGGAGACAACGGCGGAGCATTTACCTATAAAGGGTTTAGTTCAAAAGAAACTAAACGCAACTATAAACTCTACGACATTGATCTTGTTAAACAAGATCTAATCAATCATTTTTATATTCGCAAGGGCGAAAAGCTCGAGAATCCAGATTTTGGAACAATTATTTGGGATATGTTGTTTGAAAACTTTACTGAAGATGTTAAAACAATGATTGCTAAAGATGTAGAAGGAATTGTAAACTACGACCCCAGGATTGCGGTTAATGCTGTTACGGTCGACAGCACAGATCAAGGCATTAGAATCCAAGCAGATATAACATATCTTCCTTTTAACATCAACGAGCGTATGACTTTTGACTTTGATAAAAACAATTCTATCGTAAAGTGACCACATTATTTTAGGTGGTAAATATGATATCAGGAATAGAAAATGACAACAACCAGCAGACAAAATAACTTAATTTTAAACCAAGATTGGACAAGGATCTATCAGACATTTAAAAATGCTGATTTCAAATCATACGATTTTGAAAATCTTCGCAGAGTTATTATCACATATCTTAGAGAAAATTATCCTGAAGATTTCAACGACTATATCGAATCGTCAGAATATATGGCCATTATCGATGCAGTCGCTTTCCTGGGCCAGAGTCTTGCTTTCCGTATTGATCTCGCCAGTCGAGAGAATTTCATCGAATTAGCAGAAACTAAAGAAAGCGTTCTACGTCTTGGAAGAATGTTGAGCTATAATGCCAAGAGAAATATTTCAGCCAGCGGATTATTGAAGTTTTCTACAGTAAGCACTACAGAAGAAATTCTTGACAGTAACGGAAAAAATCTTGCTAATCAGGTTATCACCTGGAATGATCCTACAAACACAAATTGGCTTGAACAGTTTATTCTTGTGTTGAATTCTGCAATGTCAGACAATACAGAATTTGGTCGTAGCCAAGGATCTGCTACAGTTCAAGGAATTCCAACAGAACAATATAGATTTAGAACTACATCAAATGATGTGCCTATTTTTACATTTAATAAAACAGTAGCCGGTAGGGGCATGGCATTTGAAATTGTCAGCACTTCATTTAGAGGCAGCGAAAGTATCTATGAGGAACCTCCTGTTCCCGGTAATCAATTGGGCTTTGTTTATCGCAATGATGGAACTGGCCCTGCCAGTGCAAACACAGGATTCTTCTTTTTATTCAAACAGGGCAGTCTTGAGCTTGCTGACTTTTCAATCGATGTTCCGACAACTAACGAAAAAGTTGCGGTCAACGCCTACAATATTAATAACGATGATGTTTGGTTATTTAAATTAGCAGGCAATGGTGCACAACTTAATCGTTGGGCCAAGGTATCAAATCTTGTTGGCAACAATATTGCCTACAATAGTATTTCAAATAATATTAGAAATATTTTTTCAGTACAGACAAAAGAAAATGATCAAATTGATTTAGTATTTGCTGACGGTGTCTACGGTAATCTACCACAAGGTGCTTTTAGAATTTACTATCGAATCAGTAACGGCCTGTCATATACAATCGCTCCTACTGATCTACGCGGTATTAATATTGGAGTTTCATACTACGATAAAAAAGGATTGGAACATAAGCTAACAGTTGGCTTGGCGTTACAAACTACTGTGGCATCATCATCGCCGTCTGAATCGATCGATTCGGTTCGTAAGAATGCTCCGGCAACCTACTACACACAAAATAGAATGATTACCGGAGAAGACTATAATCTTGCTCCGTTATCAAGTAGCCAAGATATTTTAAAAATTAAATCAATTAATAGAACCTCCAGCGGTATAAGTCGTAACTTTGAAATTATTGATGCTTCTGGAAAATACAGTTCTGTTAATGTATTTGCTGACGACGGATTCATGTACAAAGAAGATACTGAACGTACTTTGAGTTTTAAATTTACCAGCAAGATAGATATTATCAATTTTATCAGAAATAACATTGAACCAGTATTTTCAAGCACCGATGTGTATAATTTTTATATTACCAAGTTTGATAAAATTTTGTTTGCCGATACAAACGTTGTTTGGCAAACAATAACCGGCGTTACCGGATCATCAACTGGATACTTTAAAAGTGTTATCGATAACACACTGTTTAAAGTTGGATCATATTCTACAAACAACTTAAAATATGTTGTTCCCGGAGCCTTAATTAAATTTGTTCCACCGACTGGTTATGCTTTTAAGAAAGGCAAAATAGTTGTAGCAGATTCAAACGACAGCGAACAAACAGATAGACTATGGACAAAAGTGGTCAAAGTAGTTGGTGACGGTACAAATTCAGGACGTGGTGCTCTGGCATCAGGATTAGGCCCTGTGACCTTTAGTGATATAGTTCCAGTTGACACTTCAGGAGCAGTATTTCCTGTTGCTAAACGAATAGTACCTAAGTTTGTCAACGACCTACCTGCAGAAATCGAATCAGAAATCGTTAATCAATCATATCAAAATTTTAATTTTGCTCTACGCTATGACATTGAAAATACTGCATGGAAAGTAATTACCGCAGGCAATCTTGATTTAATATCTAATTTTAGCTTAGGCAAAGCAGGAGATTCAACTAACAATAGTCTTGATTCGTCTTGGATTTTAGCCTTTGTTAAACAGGCAGACAAATATGTAGTGCGTGTCAGAGGATTAAATTATGTATTCGGTAGTGTAGAACAAAATAGATTTTATTTTGATGCCAACGAAAAACAATATAATGATCAATTAGGAACAGTGGTCAAAGACCATGTCAAGGTATTGGGTATTAATAAAACCTATAATTCAGCCACTCCTATTAAAACTGATTTTTCTTTTGAAATTGATGATACTATAAAATTTGATGACGGATATGAAAGCTCAGTTGAAATTAAGATAGCTTTCGCTGACAGCGACGATGACGGAGTTATTGATAATCCAGAACAATTTGAACAAATTGTAGGAGAAGATGCTTCTTTGAACTATCTATTTTTTGTAGAAGCTCCCGATGCATCGGGAGCAACAGCTTACGAGTTAGTTGATAATTCTACAGATACGATTTTAATTGAAGAAAAAGAATCAGCAATAGATTTTACAAATACCACAAAGTACCCAGACGGTCAGTTGATATATTTTTATGATATTGACGAAAACAGAATTAAGATGGTAAACAGAACAACTAATACATTAGATCTAAAGAGCAATTACAAAGGGCTTGTAGGACGTAGCAATTTAAAGTTTCAATATGTACACAATGCATCTGTTGATAGAAGAATCGATCCGAGCTCCAGCAATATCATTGATATTTTCTTAATGACAAGATCATATGATAGTGCTTATAGGATTTATCTTGCAGGCGGCTCAACTACTGCACCAGAAGCTCCAACCAGCGATAGCTTAAGAATTACATTTGGAACAAAATTAAATGCAATCAAATCTATCAGCGACGAAATCATTTATCATCCTGTAAAATATAAAGTATTGTTTGGTGCTGCTGCTGATACAAAACTACAGGCAGAATTTAAAGTGGTTAAAAATCCAGCCTTGACTATCAGTGACAACGATTTGAAAGTACGAATTATCACAGCAATAACTACATTCTTTGATGTCAACAATTGGGATTTTGGTGACAGATTTTATCTTAGTGAGCTGACAACTTATATTTTAAATCAAACAAGTCCTGCAATCAGTAACTTGACTATCGTTCCAAAGCAGGCAAGCCAATCGTTCGGTAGCTTATTTGAAATACAAAGCTCACCAGACGAGATTTTCGTAAGTGGTGCTACAGTTGATGATATAAAAATAGTTTCAGCAATCACAGTATCCGAAGTAAACACAACAGCGTAAAGACTTAAAATATGGCAGATAAAAAATTTACAAAGAGTCAGTTACCAATTAGAAAAACAGTAGAATTATTACCTACAGTTTTTAGAACAGACACCAACGACAAATTTATGTCGGCAGTGGTTGATCCATTGGTTCAACCTGGAGTATTACAAAAACTCACAGGCTATTTTGGTAGAAGATACGGAAAAACCTATAACGGTAATGATACCTATCTTGATACTGATCAAACTCTACGCAGCCGATATCAACTTGAACCTGGGGTAGTTGTTAGAAAAGATGACAAGATTGAAAGTTTTTACGATTATCTTGATTTTAAAAATCAATTAAAATTTTTCGGAAATACAAATGATCACGACGATCAAATAACGAGCCAAGAACACTATTCTTGGAATCCTCCTATTGATTGGGACAAGTTTGTTAATTATCGTGAATACTATTGGGAGCCAAGCGGGCCGCCGGCTGTTGCAGTTTCAGGTCAACAGGCTACTGTTGTCAGCAAATATAAAGTAGCGTTAGGAGTAAATTCATTTATTTTTACACCTGATGCATACACTAACAATCCTACAATCACTTTGTATAGAGGACAAACTTACAAATTTTCGATTGATGCAGCAGGCGAAGGATTTGCTATTCGAACTAATTATGATACTGGTTCGTTGTTGTATAATCCTGCTAAAGAATATGTTAAAGATCAACGAGCAATATACGACGGTAAGCTGTGGAAAGCAAAACAGACAATACCACCTCTTGATGGTAGCAGCATTGATCTTAATACACAAGATTGGGAATTTATAGAATTAGTTTCTACAGGCACTGCACTTGATTATAGTCGCGGTGTAACTAATAATGGTATTCAAAACGGAACATTAACATTTGTTGTTCCTTATGACGCTCCTGACGTTTTGTATTATCAAGGTCTTGTCTCGCCAGATAGAGTTGGTCGATTCCTTATCACAAATATTGAATCCAATACTAAAATCAATATCGATAAAGATATTATAGGCAAAGTAAATTACACCAGCAGCAATCGGGTTGAATTTACCAATGGCCTTGTTGTTGAATTTCTCGGACAGGTAACTCCGTCTATCTATGCACAAGATACTTGGATAGTAGAAGGTGTTGGCGAAGCAATTACACTTACTAAATTTTCAGATTTAGTTGTGCCAGCATTGGTAGTAGATGCTCCAGAAGTGGTATTTGATAACGAAGGATTTGATACTCAGCCATTCGATGACGCTGCAACATATCCTGTACAAAAAGATTATATTACGATTTCCAGAGATAGTGTTGATAAAAATCCATGGAGTCGTTACAATCGTTGGTTCCATAGATCGATTCTTGAATATGCCTATTCTTCTCGTGGGCAGGACTTTCCGGCTACTGAATCAGCAAGAGCAAAGCGACCAATTATTGAATTTAATTCAAATATACAATTACACAATCACGGGTCTATAGCAAAAACAAACGTAGACTATGTTGACGATTATACAACCGATATATTTTCGGTTATCGAAGGAAGTAGCGGCTATAATATCGATGGAGAAGCAATTTTTAAAGGCGCACGAATTTTAGTAATCGCCGATAAAGATTCATTAGCCAATAACAAAATTTATCGTGTTGAGTTTATCACACACAACAGTAAACGTCAAATTACTCTAAAAGCAACTGACGATAGCGATTCGATCATTGGTCAAGGTGTGTTAGTAAGACGAGGCAACAAAAATAAAGGGTTGATGTATCACTTTAACGGTACTAACTGGATATCAAGTCAAGCAAAGACCAAAGTAAATCAGCCGCCATTATTTGATGCTTTTGATGCTGACGAAGTAAGTTTTTCAGATCCGACTACATATCCAGTTAGCACATTCAACGGCACTAAATTATTCAGTTATAAAATCGGCAACAGCAGAGTAGACTCAGAATTAGGATTTAGCCTAAGCCATCTTAATATCGACAATGTCGGCGATATTCAATTTAATTGGGATTGGGATACTGATCAATTTTTCTATACTATCAATAGAGTAGCATACTCTAAACAGATTTCTACAGGCTTCTATAAGTTTAATCCAAACAACGTATATGCCAATGGTTGGGTAAAAACCGATGCCACATACATACAGCCTATTATTGACAGTATTGTAATAGCAGAAGCTACTAATACTGTAACACTTACAACCATTGATTGGTCCGCAATCACTGAGTCTACAAAGTTAATTATAAATCTCTATCATAATGGTAAGAAGATAACATCGTCTTATACACGAGAGTTTGGTAAGTTTACATTTACAAAAACATTTGCAGTTGGCGATGTTATATCTATTAAAATTGTAACAGATTTAGAACCAGACACCGGATACTACAAAATGCCAGTCAGCCTGGAAAAAAATCCGTTAAATCAATCCCTATCAACATTTACCTTAGGTCAGGCATTAGATCATATTTCTACAGCGATAGAATTTAACACAGAGTTTGCAGGATCGATGCCTGGAGTTTCTAACCTTAGAGATATCAACAATTATCAGCCCTACGGTATTCGATTTTTAAAACATTCAGGTTTAGCACCATTGGCTGTGAGTTTATTATGCGACAAGACAATTAATCTTATTAAGTCAATCCAGCAGTCTAAAAAAGCCTATACGGATTTTAAAAATAACTTTATATCTCGATCGGCAGAGATGGAGTACAATGAAAGTATCGCAGACTTTGTTGATGACATTATTTCAGATCTAACAAAAACAAAAACAGCAGACAGTCCATTTTCAGATTCTGATATGATCGGTAGTGGTGCTTTTACAACTATCACTTATACAGTAGATGACGTTGGAATTACTACATTTGCACTTTCTGAAAAATTTAGTCTTAACGAGTTAAGTCGCAGAGCAGTATATGTCTACATCAGCGGTAAACAACTATTAGTTAATCAAGATTATACTTTCAACGAAACATTTGGTTTCGTAAATATTTCTAAAACACTAAGAGAAGGTGATGTTGTTGAAATTAGAGAATATGTATCAACAGCATTTAATCACATTCCTCCAACCCCAACTTCTTTAGGATTGTATAAAAAATATACTCCTATGATATTTGTTGACGACACTTATCAAGAACCTAAGAAAGTAATACAAGGCCACGATGGTAGTATCATATTTGCCTTTGATGATTTTAGAGATGACCTATTATTAGAACTTGAATTAAGAATCTACAACAATATTAAACAGCAGTACGATCCTTCGGTATTTGATATTGATCTGGTTCTTGGCGGTTACTACGGCAATGCTCTTTACAATAAAACACAATTAGATGATATTGTTAATCAAGAGTTTTTAAAGTGGATTCAAAATTCAAATATCAACTATACGCTTAATACCTATTTTGATACTGAAAATTCATTTACATATACCTACAGCAATATGACCAACCCAGAAGGAACTCAACAGTTACCTGGCTGGTGGAGAGGAGTCTACAAATGGGCTTATGATACAGACCGCCCACATCGCTGCCCTTGGGAAATGTTAGGATTCAGTGAAAAACCAACATGGTGGGAAAATCAATATGGTGTAGCACCATACACCTGTAATAATTTATTATTGTGGGAAGATCTGCGTGACGGTATTGTTCGTCAAGGTAATCGTGCGGGAACATATGATCGATATAAGCGTCCAACATTAATGAATCATATTCCTGTAGACGGCGATGGAAAACTATTAAGCCCGTTAGATTCAAACTTTGCTGGAAACTTTTCACTAACCTATAATCGTGGATCGTTCTCATTAGGCGATGTTAGCCCTGTTGAGTATGCTTGGAGATCGAGCTCAGAGTGGCCATTTGCTGTAATCATGGCACTGTGTTTAATGAAACCGTTTGAATTTATTACTGATAGCTTTGATAGATCAAAAACAAAAATTAACAAATTAAATCAAACTGTTAATAAAGTTACTGACTTATTTTCCACAATAACTGACATTGATGTACCGGCAGCAGGCGGCTACTTATCAGCTGGTTTAGTAAAATATCTTGCGAGTTATGTTAAATCAAAAGGCCTTCCGCTATCAGCACTTGAAGATAAGATAAAAAATCTCGATGTAAATCTTTCAAATAGACTGTCGGGATTTGTCGACAAAGCTCAATTTAAATATCTGCTCGACAGCAAAAATCCTAAGGCCACAACCAGCGGAGTATATGTACCCGCTGAAAACTATGATATTATTTTTAATGTCAGTGCGCCAATCGCAACATTCTCTTACAGCGGAATTATTTTAGAAAAATCTGAAAACGGATGGATAGTGTCTGGCTATGACGACATTCATCCCTACTTCAACTATTTTGCAGCAGCAGCGAATCAAACCGATCCCCTAATATCTGTAGGCGGAATCACAGAAACATTTATTGATTGGACTCCTGCTAAAACATTTAGTAATGGACAGATTGCTCGTTATAGAGATTCTTTTTATCGTTGTATCAAGACACACATGTCTGGCCAAGAGTTTGAAACAACCTTATGGAAAAAACTGCCTAAACTACCAATGGTCGGTGCAGTTGAAGCATTACGAAGAAGACAATTTAATATAGGTCTTAAAAAACTCAGTTACGGAACACAGCTTGAATCTATTCAAGCAGTAATTGATTTTATCTTAGGTTACGAGCAATATTTAAAAAGCATTGGATTTGTGTTTGATCGATACGATGCTACAAATAAAGTAGCACATGATTGGACGACCAGCTGTAAAGAATTTATGTTCTGGACCACATATAATTGGGCATCAGGCGCATTGATTACCTTGAGTCCTGGTGCAGAACGATTAGACATTACTGTACCTGTAGGAGTTGCTGATAATATTCTTGATGGATTCTATGACTATCAGGTATTGAAAGCTGACGGAAAACCACTTCAGCCAAACTTTATAAATGTCAATAGAGGTTTTCAAAATATTACCATAGAGCCGACTAATACAACAGAAGGTCTGTACTATGTGAAAATCTATCATGTATTGAAAGAACACGTTACTGTATTTTCTGACAGAACAGTGTTTAACGATATCATCTATGATAAGTCAACAGGATATCGCCAAGAAAGAATTAGAGCTCAGGGTTTCCGCACAGTAGACTGGGACGGCGATTATACCAGCCCAGGATTCTTATTTGATAATGTTAACATCAATGCATGGCAGCCGTGGACAGATTATAAACTTGGCGACATTGTTGCCTACAAATCTTATAACTGGACCAGCTTGTCTAATCAGTACGGAGTGGAAACATTTGACGATACTAAATGGTCAAAATTAGATACCACTCCAGAAAAACAATTAGTAGCTAACTTTGATTATCGAATCAATCAAATAGAAGATTACTATGATGCAATTTCTGAAGGTGTTGGCGCGGTACAGCGTGACCTGGCAAGACATACTGTGGGATATCAAACCAGAGAGTATTTACAAAATCTTTCATCGGATCCTGTAACACAGTTTTTATTATATCAAGGATTTATTAAAGAAAAAGGTACAGCTAATGCTATTACTAAAATCTTTGATAAACTAAGTCGCTCAAGTAGCGATAGTATTATATTAAATGAAGAATGGGCGTTCCGTGTAGGACGTCTTGGAGGCATCGATCAATTAACAGAAATTGAAATTCAATTAGCAAAAAATAAATTTTTAATCAATCCGCAACCTATATTGATTGAATCATCAGTGCCTACAGTAATTACTGATCAATATTATCGATTGACAGGTTCCGATTTTACCATCGCCCCACTGCCGTTTACTCCGTATATTAATCCAGTGGACCTTGCAGTTACTCCATCTCAAACAGCAGGATATGTAGCACCTTACATGCCGGAACATATATTTGCAAATCGTGATGCTATATTAACTTCTGGTAATATTGAATACATATTAGAAAATCACCATCTGTGGATTACATTTGATAATTATTCATGGCAGGTATTGCGTTTCAATGAAGCTCCACTTCTAACTATTACAGATATTGTCAAAACAAATACAACAGTTGTTATAACTTTAGCAAGACGTCACGAAATAGCAGTTGATGATATTATTGGTATTAAAAATATTGTTAATCTTACAGGCTTCTTTAAGGTAACAGTCGTCGATACAAAATCAATAACTATAGAAGTTTCAGCTTCTGCACAAGATCCTCAATTTGATTCAAGCACACTTGAAAACCTATGGGTGTTTACAGAAGCACGAGTTTTGTCATACGAAGCACTTGATCCACAAAAAGCAGCGTTGTTAAAAAATGGTTCAGCATTGTGGATTGATAATAACGGCAATGATCTTTGGGAAGCTATTGTAAAAATACAACAATATTCAAATAAAGAAATCATTGAATATGGAACTACTACTCCGATTTATTCAGGAACTAAAGTTTTATATGATGATAAATTAAAACAGACAATTTCAAGTATCCCAGGTTCGGGATATGTAATGACATATATTGAAACCCCAGCAGGGTTAGCACTCAAACAGATCATTGCACCGCCGAGCGGATTTGAAAATAATGTTCTTGGATCCTTTGGCGTCAAGATGGCACTCAGCCCAGACAGCCGTTGGTTGATAATCTGTTCACCACAGGCCAGCGGTGTTGCCAGCAACTATCGCGGAGTGTTCAATCCTGCTATCAGCTATATCGTAGACGATATTGTGTTGTATGCTGGTCGTCTATGGAAAGCTACAGCAGATGTCTATGGCGACGGTAGTTCGATTAATATTGCATCTGGCGATTGGGCTCCTGCTACAATAATTCCTGCCAATGCATCAGGCACTGACGGCGGTTATACAAGACAGGGAATGATCTCTATATATGAATATGTAGATCAGCAATGGACACATAAAAATAGTTTTGTCAGCCCCAGACCAGCTGCAGATGAGTTATTTGGATCCGAAGTAACTATCGGTGTTTCTGGCAGTACTTATTATGTCGCAGTATCGGCTACTCAATCAGTAGATAATAGAGGCCGAGTATATCTTTATACATATACTGGCACCGAGTGGAGCCACTTAGAAAATTCTAACTACACCGGAATATACGACCCAGCGACAACCAGCTATCACTACGGTGATATTGTTTGGTACGATTCTAATCTTTGGTTGTGTCTTGATGATTCGACCGGTAACAGTGATGGTAGTACATTGACTGTTGATTCGTTAGGATGGAAAAAATTAGATCCTGTTTCAACACATTGCTCGTTACCGACTAATATTTCTTTAGAAGATGATGGATCAACATTATCAAACTTATTAGAACAACAAACAGATATAGGTAGTTTTGAAAATACTCAACTGGCAGAATTAATCAAAGCCGGTGATAAATTCGGTACAAGTTTAACGATGAACAGAGACGGCAGTATTTTAGCTGTCGGTGCGCCATTTAGTGACGGGCAGTATTTTGCAAATTATAAGGGTGTATGGAGACCAGACATTGAATATGTCGAAGGAGATGTTGTAAAATATCAAACTTCCTATCATCGACTAATTCAAAGAATCGATGAACTTGACGGTTCTACAACACGCAGTTATAACGAATTACCAGATGCAGGATTACCATGGGATACTGTCGGTGACAGTACAACTGAATCATGTGGTAAGGTCTTTATCTATCAACGGTCTGAGTTTGGAGTTTATAATCTTAAACAGACAATCACAGCGGGCACACTTGCATCATTCAGTGACATTGAATCCGGGCTAACAGTTAATATAGGTGATCAATTTGGTCATGCACTTGACATTGATTATAGCGGTTACACCTTAGTTGTAACAAGCCCACGTGCAGATTTAAACTATCTGAACCAAGGTTCTGCATTGGTATTGAGAACCGACGGATTAGCCAATGTTGAATATCGAGTAAAACAACAGCTCGAAAGTTTTGAAATTTATCCTAATGAGTATTTTGGTCAAAGTGTGGCAGTTACACCAGGCGCAGAAAAAATTGTAATTGGAGCAAAAAATTCTCCGTTTATATTACAAACAACATTTGATGGCTATGCAGGAACGATTTGGGATTCTGGAAAAACTAAATTTACCTACACTCGTGGATTTGCAGGGGGGGTATATGTATTTGAAAAGAAACACGATACATATTTCTTAACTGAAAAATTAGAAGCTGAGATTTCACCATTTGAATCTTTCGGGTCATCTGTAGATTGCAGTTATTCAACAATCGTTGTAGGATCTCCTGATTATATTAAACCTGTTGTAAATTCAGTAACAGGCGGTCGTACCTATACCGGACCTAAGGTTGGTATGGCACGAATATTCACAAAAGATCCAAATGTAGAATCCTGGCAAACAACTAATATTCAACAGCCTGTAGTAGATATTTCAACTATTAAGAGCATTGCATTATATGACAATATCAAAGATGTTAAAATACAAGACATTGATTTTGTTGATCATGCAAAATTAAAAATTTTAAATGTCGCTGAACAAGAAATTAAATTTAAAACAAGTTATGATCCGGCTGTTTATTCTATAGGTACTACAGATCAAACTGTAGACGAAACTACAGCATGGACCAATAAACCTGTAGGACAACTATGGTGGGATCTTTCTACGGCTAAATGGGCGTATTATGAACAGGGAGATGTATCATTTAGAGCATCGTCTTGGAATACATTGGCAGTAGGAGCCAGCATTGATGTATATGAGTGGGTAGAAACTGTATTATTACCAAGCGAGTGGTCGGGATTAGCAGATACAAACGAAGGAACTGCCTTAGGAATTTCTGGACAGCCGTTGTATCCAAATGATGATGTCTATTCAATAAGAATTTTATACAGTCCTGAAACTGGATTACCGACATCTACCTTATATTACTATTGGGTTAAAAATAAAGCAGTAACTCCTACTGGTATACCTGGCAGAAGGGTTTCGGCATCAACGGTAGCATCCTATATTCAAAATCCAGCAGGAACAGGCATTACATTTATTGCACTAATCGATGCAGATAAATTCTTGGCTTATAATTTTAAAACAGTATTAACATCAGATACTGCTGTATTGAATATTCAATATAGAAAAAATAATAAACAATTAAATCCTATCCACAATGAATATCAATTATTGACTGAAGGTGTGGCAGATAGTTTACCAGCAGAACGTCTTGAAGCTAAATGGATTGACAGTTTAGCAGGATCAGATGCCGCTGGCAATAGAGTTCCTGATCCTAAACTACCTGCTAAACAGCGATATGGTCTAAGTTTTAGACCAAGACAAAGTATGTTCATGGATCGATTACCAGCATTAGAAATTGCTATAACGAATATCAACACTGTGCTGGCAAAAGAGCCTTTTGCAGATACTGTTAATTTTGAATATTTAAATTTAGTAGATAGTGTCCCATCGGTTTTTCTAAACTTATATGATACAGCAGTTGAAACTGAAATAGATTTAGCCGCAGTAGGAACAACTCGTATCAAACCAGCGGTACTTTCTGTTAATATTATCAATGGTGAAATTGATACTATCGACATTATTGAACCAGGATTTGGATATAAAGTTCCGCCGCCAGTTGAATTTGAAGGCGACGGAGTGGATGCTGAGGCAGTTGCGTACCTTGATAGACAGGGACAGATCATCCAAGTAATAGTAACACGTCGCGGTAAACGATATTCTACAGCAATCGCTAAGGTGCGCAATTTTTCAGTATTAGTATATGCTGACAGTACTGCTAATAATTTCTGGAGTATATATTCTTGGGACAGTGTGCGTAAAGTATTCTTTAGAACCGGATCCCAAGCATATGACACAAGAAGATATTGGAATTTAATTGATTGGTGGAAAGACGGATACAGTATTGTTTCCAGAATTGTTAAAGAAATTGCAAACACCACAATTGAACCAACAATTATACTATCAGTGGGCGACCTACTAAGAATAAAAGAATACGCAGGCGGCGGCTGGGCAGTGTTTGAAAAAATCAGCGACACTGGAACTTTATTCTCTGACAGATATTCTATGGTAGGTAGAGAAGCTGGTACTATTGAAATCAGCACAGATCTTTACAAAACTTCAGTGACAGGAATTGGGTATGACAATACACAGGCATACGATTCAGTAATATATGATATTGAAAATTCTTTAGAATTGAGAAATATTCTCAAGGCAGTTAAAGAGGACATATTTATTGGTGATTATGCTGTTGAATGGAACAAACTATTTTTCAACAGCATTAGACATGCGTTTGCAGAACAACAGTATATTGACTGGGCATTTAAAACCAGTTTCGTAAATGCCACACATAATATCGGAGCATTTGAACAAAAAGTTAACTATAAGAATGATAACTTAGCCAGCTTCCAAGATTATATCAATGAAGTTAAACCTTATAGAACTACTATTAGAGAATATGTCAGTCGCTATGACACAATTGAAACAGCTCCTTCTGCGATTTCAGATTTTGATCTGCCAGCAACTTATTCTGCAGCCGAAGGAAAAATTGTTCCGATAACTTCAACAAGTGCTGAAGTATTAACGTATCCTTGGAGATGGTGGTATACTAATCAAGGATATTCAATAACTGCTATTGAGGTATACAATCAAGGAACTGAATATTCTTCAGTTCCTACAGTGCTAATTGAGGGCAACGGTACTGGTGCAACAGCAAGAGCTTATATTTCAAACGGAAAAGTCGCAGGTGTTGAAGTATTAACACCTGGATCAGGCTACACCGCAGCACCAACAGTTACGATTGTTGGAGGTAATCCATCTACAGCAGTCAGAGCAAAAGCAGCAGCTATCTTAGGCAACGCCAGCATTAGAACTATGAATGTTGCAGTTAAATTTGATAGAATAGCAAAAACAGGTTTATATAATAATTTTTATCAAACTGAAACATTTATTGCGACTGGCTATAGTTCTGTATTTGAATTAAATTATGCGCCATCGAGAAATAAAAATCTTATCACGATATTGAAAAATGGCCAATTGGTATTGAATAATGAGTATTCTATCAGTTTATATTATTCAACAGCACCAGGTTATACCCTGTTGAAAGGAAAGATTGTATTTTCAGTAACTCCTGAAAAATCAGATGTAATAGAAGTTGTCTATGAAAAGAATGATTCGTTATTAGACAGCATCAATAGAATTGAAAAATACTATAATCCTTCGGCCGGCATGAAAGGCAAAGAACTCGGACAATTAATGACCGGTATTGACTTTGGTGGAGTTCAGATCCAAGGTACCACATTTGATGTAACCGGTGGATGGGATGCCCTTCCTTGGTTTACAGACAACTGGGATAGTGTAGAATCGTCAGCTGACTATTATGTAGTATGTGATGGCAGCACAACAACTATTACATTACCATATGTCCCAGCAGCCGGCCAAGAAATAACAATCTATATTAAACGTGCCGGAGAATCAAAAGCCAGACGAGTTGACGATCGTTATTATACCGATCAAGTAGATTCATCAACAGCAATAAATCCTAATGCTGAAATGCCAACCTTTATTGGTGACGGAGTATCTAAAGAAGTTGTAATCGGTATCTATATTCAAACCAATGTAGGCGATACTTTAATTTTCCGTCCTGTCGAAAGCGATGGCTCGGTGACAATTACTGATACAAATTTATTAGATACTAAACTTAGTGGTGGATCACTATCGGCCATGAGCGGAGCCTATGCTACTGCTACAGGCATGTCAGCAGAAGAAATATCAATAGACGGTGATAAATTTATTACCCCTGATCAAGTACCAGCTCCAGAAGAAAATGTACCAGGACAGGTTATTGATAGTCTAAGTATTAAAGTGTTTAATAACACCCTGTCTGGCACAGCACCGTTACAGGCTAAAATTATAAAAGGCAACGGTACTGATAGAACATTTGATATTGGTCTTACAATATTAGAAATTAATTCAATTTTAATTTATGTTGATAAAATTAAAAAAGAAAATCTTACAGACTACGAAATAGATTTTATTAATAATCAAATAATATTCAACACAGCCCCAGCAGCAGCCGCAGTTATCGAACTTATTGCAATCGGTGTTGGCGGTGTGTCTCTGTTAGACTATCAAGAATTTATTGCAGACGGCAACACCACACTATTCCTAACCAGCGCAAACTACAGTAATACTGCATCAATATATGTCACAGTTAATGGTGAATATCAGGATGTTGGATTTATCAATAGTACCGGGGTAGTTGACGCTGTTGATAAAACATTAGTACAATTTGGTATCAAGCCATCTTATAGAGACGTTGTAAAAATAATCTGTCTTGGAGCGGGTATAGATACTGATTCTTCTGGAGTTAATGTAGTAAGAGTTAACAGACAGACGTTCGAATTCGAAGGCAGCACCCGAAATTATGACCTTGATAATTTTGTCAATTTAACAAGATCGTCAGCAAGAACTTCGATGATTGTTGAGCTCAACGGCTATGCTTTAAGAGGCCCAGATACCGTGTACGCTATCTATGATGGAGTAACTAACGCATTCACTTTAGGTCTTGATCCGTTGGAACCATCTGGAGCAATTTTAACCAGCAACATCAAGGTATTTGTTAATAACGAATTGAAAACAGTTATTCAAGACTATGTCTACGATGGTACAACAAAAATATTGACCATCGAATCGTCGATATTAGAAATAGGTGATGCAATTAAAATTGAAAACGACTTTAGAGCCGAATACTATATCGAAAATAATAACTTGGTAATTAACAATGATGTAGTTATGGATTATACCAATGAAACCAATAATGACATAATTGAAGTCACGTGGTTCGGAGAATATCCGTCGATGGACATGGTCAGTGACGAATTTACTGGCGGCAAAGTAAATTATCCATTACCACAAACACCATTAAATTCATCTTATATCTGGGTATATAAGAACGGACAACGATTAACAGTTGACGTAGATTATACAGTTTCTCTACCAAGAGGAGTTATGTATCTTACTGCATCATCAACAGCAGCCGATCTCATTAAAGTTGTAATGTTCGGATCTATAATCTATAGATTCCCGAGTGCATTTGAACTGTCTAAAGACATGTTGAATATTCATCATTTCAATAGATACTCTACAGGTGCTGTACACTTGGCCACCACTCTAAACTATTATGATCAAACAATTACAGTTGATGATGCTTCGATCCTAACAGATCCTATTCCTTCGAGAAACACCCCAGGTGTAATTCTTATTGCAGGCGAAAGAATCGAATATATGAATAAAACAGGTAATGTTTTATCACAGCTACGACGCGGCAGCCAAGGAACACCGATTAAAGAATTATATGCTACCGGAACCGATGTTGCGGATGTGGGGCCAAATGAAACAATACCATACAACGAGACCCAAGGACGTGAGGATTTTATATCAGACGGTAGCAGTACACTAATTGGACCGCTGGAGTTTACTCCGTCGAAAGGAATAAGGTCTACATGGTATCGTTCAACAATACCTACAGACAACGGGCCCTGCGATCAAATTGAAGTTTTTGCAGGCGGCAGAAGATTGCGTAAAGATCCAATAACTGTTTATGACGAACAATTAGGATCCAGCAGCCCTGCTGCTGATAAGCAGATTGAAGCTGAATTCTCAGTAGATGGAACAACAGCATATATTCGATTAACTAATGCAATTCCTGCAGGAACACGCATTTCTATTATTACAAGGACCGGTAAAATTTGGTATGAAAGAGCCGATACAACGGCAAGTAAGGGTGTTACCCTGCTTGAAAACAATACAGCTATTGCTAAATTCATAGCTCAGAAGACAACTAAATTGCCCGAATAAATACACTATGGAATCAAAAGAGACTAAAATGCCAGAAAATAAAGATCAAAATACACAACAGCAAGCCCGCCCTAACGAAACAGGTGGCTTCCACTTTGAAGGACATATTAAGATATTTGATCCTCAAAGCGGTGAAGTTTTTATCGATAAACGCAATGCTATTCACTATGAAAACATGTCAGTAGCAATGGTAAACAGCTTGAGCAATCAAGGCCAAGGCACCATTTACCAAATGGCATTTGGTACAGGCGGAACAACAGTAGATCCAACAGGACTTATTACATATCTAACACCGAATACCATTGGAGTTAATTCGAGTTTATATAATCAAACCTATGCCAAAGTAGTTGATCAGAATAGTACAAATAATGCAGATCCTGTAAGAAATAAAATGGAAATCCGCCATATCAGTGGTGCAACATATAGTGATATTCTTGTAAGTTGTTTACTTGATTACGGTGAGCCAACTGATCAAGAAGCATTTGATAATTCGGTCGATTTAAGCGGTAACTTTGTTTTTGATGAGCTTGGACTTAAATCATATAATCCTAACGGTGATGGCAAATTGTTGACTCACGTTATTTTCCACCCTGTACAGAAAAGTTTAAACAGACTTTTACAGATTGATTATACAATCCGTGTACAGAGTTTAACTGGTTTCACAGAGGTATAATAAATGCCATATATTGTTAATTTTACAGATAAAGATAATAAAACACCTATTACGGTGTTTGATAACACCTCCAGTACAGATACCAGTTTAATATTTCCAGGACGAAATGTTACCGGTTATGGACAAATTATCGCTGAAAACTTTTTACACTTATTAGAAAATTTTTCTTCATCGATGGAGCCAGTTAACCCAACAGAAGGGCAAATATGGTACGATAGTACTAACGGCTACTTACAATTATTCGACGGAACTAACTGGAAAGCAGCATCAAATATCCAAAAATCCCCAACAGAACCATCTGTAGATAATTCTAAGACAGGCGAGTTGTGGGTTGACACAACTAATCAGCAGCTTAGATTATATACAGGCACACGTTGGATTCTTGTTGGACCAAGCGAAAGTACTGTTGACGGATTACGTTACGGCCCGGCAATTGAAAAAATCGCCGACTCAGATAATACAGACAGAACAATTCTTGTATTCTATGTTGCAGACGTACCGGTAATTATTTTTAGTAAAGACAGCTTTACACCAAAAGTTACTATATCCGGTTATACATTTATTCAAGCAGGCATTAATGTTAATGTACCGACCACGTCTGCAGAGATTGCACAGTTTGCCGGCGGCCTATTACCAAAATTAATTGGTACTGCATCATCTGCAGATGCCTTAAATGTAACAGATGCGGCCGGAGTTACTAAGGCTATCGCTGCTGGTAAATTCTTAAGATCTGATGTGGTCAATACTACAGATTATCCGCTCAACATCAGATCAAACTCGGGCATTACATTGGGCATTGATGGATCGTTTGAAATATCAAATTCAGCTACAGCGGCTAAAATTTATAATAAAACAGTCGGCAGTAGTTTAGACCTCCAGATTAATAGAACCGGAGTTCCTTATACAGTACTAAGAATTTTAGATAACAAGGTTGGTATCAATAAAGCAGTTCCTGAGCAATCGTTAGATGTTGACGGCAACGCAGCAGTAAGCGGAAACATATTTGTAACCAGCACTGAAGAAAGTACTAATTTAAACAGCGGTAGTATACGAACCGTCGGCGGCGTATCAATTACAAAAAATCTTAGAGTTGGCGGTGGTGTCGATATTGTCGGAACGACACAGGTTAATGATCTTCAGCCAAGAACTACAGATACCTATGATAATGGTACTCCTTTAAAACGTTGGAAGACCGTTAGGGCTAAAACAGTTATAGCAGACTCTATCGAGGGAATTTTAAATGGTAACATTAGTGGAACGGCTAATCAAGCATACAGTTTAAAAACAGTTACTACATTCCAACTCGCAGGAGACGTTATTTCCCCTGCAATTCAATTCGATGGGCAAGTAGGTTCCGCCACAAAGATTTTCAATACGTCTTTGACAGCTAATATTATTTCAGGCAAAGATGAACCGTTTCCAAATGTTTCTAAAACCAACGATTATGTTTTAACCTATCGTCCAAGCGCAGCTTCTGCTACATCTTCGGGATTATTAAAACAAACTCGCGATGCATTTATTGCCGACCTCGGTGTTCCGATTGGCGCAATTTTACCTTATGCTGGTGCAAATGCGCCTTATGGCTATTTGTTATGTGATGGGTCTGAAGTTGAAAAAACAAAATATGCAGCCCTGTATGATGTGATCAGCACAACATATAATGGAACAACGGCCTTAAATGGAGTTAATACCTATAGATTACCAGACTTACGTGGACGCTTTGGTCTTGGTAAGGACAACATGGACAACGCTACTACCGTTCCAAACAGCATTGGAGGCTATGTAGATGCCGGAGGCGGAACTGCTGATCGTGTTCCAGGAACTAAGGCAAGTATCTTAGGTGAAAGCGCAGGACAAAGTTCAGCAACACTAACATTAACTAATCTACCAGATCACGAGCATTCATTACAGAATGCCGGAGTTCAATACGCAGCAGTGCGTGTTGATACTGCAATTAACCCGCCAGCGACTACCGGCGCAGGTCCTACAGCAATCGGCCAGGCACAGTATCTAAGTACATCAGGACCTATTAAAAAGCCAGATGCTGAATTTAAATTAGGTCAACCGATTGGTATTATGAATCCATATCTAACAGTAAATTATATTATTAGATCTGGTCCTCCAGCATTTTAAATAGAGACAAACAATGGCATATCAGATTAATAAAACAGACGGAACGATTGTAGCAACAGTAGCTGACGGACAGATTGATCAGCTGTCTACAGATTTAACTCTCATTGGAAAAAATTACAGCGGCTTCGGCGAATACTTTAACGAAAATTTAGTTAAGATGCTGGAAAATTTTGCCAGTACTACTCGACCAACGCATCCTATTCGAGGACAGATTTGGTATGATACTGCTGATTTAAAATTAAAAGTCTACAGCGGAACAGAATTTTTACCAGTGAGTTCTGCAACTATTGCTAACTCACAGCCAGCTACACTCGGAGTAGGAGACTTATGGTTCAATGATGTTGATAGTCAACTATATTTCTTTGACGGATCTACTCCTATCTTATTAGCACCTGCTTATTCAACAAGTCAAGGCGTCAGCGGAATCAAAGTTGAAAGTATTCTTGACACACTGAACCAAACTCGTGTTGTTACTTTATTTTACAACAACGGAACATTATTAGGAATATTTTCTAAAGATACGTTCACTCCAAAGAATGCTATTATTGGATTTAGCGGTTCTATTATTCCAGGATTTAATGCAGGTACACTATCGGGAATGAAATTTGCAGTAACAGTAACCAATTCAGAAAGCCTCGGCGGAGTTGCTGCCGCAACTTATGTTCGTAAGGATACATCAAATACGGTTGCTGGACAATTAAGTATTACAACAGACCTTGGTATTGTTCTTGGTAGTGCTGGGCAGGCAAACTTAAAAGTTAACAGCGGTAACGTTACTCTGTCAAACGCTTCAACAGACAATAATTTAATTTTAAACGTTAGAAAAGGTATTGACCAAGAAGATGCTTTAACAATTTTAGCAGCTACTCGAACCATTGAATTATATAAAGGGTTTACGTCAAGCCAGGTCACCGTTGGTGGAAGTTTATTGGTTGAAGGTAATTTAACAGTCACAGGTAATACCACAACTGTTAATACTGAAGTGCTAACAGTTGAAGATAAGAATATTGTATTGGCCAGTCAGGGCGACAGCACAGTTGGATCTGATGAAAATGCAGACGGTGGTGGTATCATTCTGAAAGGAACTACTGATCACGAATTTTTATGGAACGGCCCTCAAACATCTTGGGACAGTACCGAGCACATTAATCTTGCTGTAGGAAAAGAATTTAAAATTAACGGAGTTACTGTTATTAATGGTAGTTCATTAGGTCCTGGAATTACTGCGATTCCTGGCGTAACATCTTTTGGTACACAGACAGTGGTTAACATTGGTCCAGGCGCACCTCCTGTGACTGAAATGAGATTACAGAATCATAGAATCTCAACAGTATCCAGCAACTATGATATTGAATTAGCACCAGACGGCACAGGCAATGTTGCTCTTATCGGAAGTCCAAAGATTACTGGATTGGCAGACCCGACTGATGCACAAGATGCTGCTACCAAAGAATATGTAGATCAGACGATTGAAACACGTAGTCTTGCATTTAGCATGGACTTAACTGACGGTAAGCCAAATAGTTATATTATCAATCAAATCTTAAACAACCTTGCGCCGGTTGCCGAATATCGCAACGGTACGATCGCAAGGATTTTGTGTACACTGTTAAGCAATTCAACAACTTCGTTAGATATCAATCCTTTGGTGTCAGAATCAACCTCATCATTTTTAACAGACTTGGCAGGTAGTACATCACCAGCAGTGGTCAACGTGTCTGTAAGTACAGCCACAGTATCTGCACCAAGTATTACAACAACACGTATTATTAAAGAATTCCAACTACTTGCAGGCGCCTGGACTTGGACTAACGATACAATATTGCCACCATAATGAGATCAGGAGCGGCTTAAATGTCATATACAATTAATAAATTCGGCGGAGAACAATTAGTAGTTTTACAAGATGGAACTATTGATACTTCGACCACCCTGGGCCTTGTAGGTAGAAACTACGTAGGCTACGGCGAAACACAAAATGAAAATTTTGTCTGGCTGTTAGAAAACTTTTCTAATTCAAATCCGCCAGCAAGACCATTGCAGGGTCAAACATGGTATAACTCCGACACTAAATTATTACACGTCTATGATGGCATAAAATGGGTAGTGGTCGGCGCAGCAGTTCTATCCTTGACACAGCCCGCAGATGCAGCACCGGGCGAACTGTGGATGAACACATCATCCAGTCAGTTATCTGTATGGGACGGCACAGCATGGAAATTTATCGGTCCTGAAGATACACCCGGATACGGAACTACTCGTGCAAAATCGACTACACTATTAGACGAAAACGATACTGCACATCCTGTTATACAAATGATAGTAGATGGCAATGTTATTGCTATTGCTACCTCGACAGCATTTACAATTAAACCAACAATAGCTCCTGCAGGCTTTGCTAATTTAGTAGCAGGTGTTACTATGTCAACACTTAGAAAATTTGCAGGCAATCTACAGGGCACTGCAACTAAGGCCACACAATTAGAAACAATGAGAAATATCAACGGAGTACCATTTGATGGTTCTTTTGATATTACCATTAAATCAAGTACTACTAAGGGATTACTCAAAGGTGACTACATTGTAGGCTCAAACTTTGATGGTACTAATGAAACAACATGGAGTGTAAATGCTTCATCAGAAAACTCTATCGGCAAAGTAGTAGCAAGAAATAGTGCTGGGGGATTTTCAGCAGGAACAATCAATGCAGATTTCGTTGGCGACTTAACAGGTGATGTTACATCAACAGGCAACAGTTATTTTAATACTATCTATGCCGCAGCATTTGTTGGACCAACACTAAGTGGTAATGCAGATACTGCAACCCAATTACAAACAGCAAGAACTATCAACGGTGTATCATTTAACGGCACTGCAAATATTACTATTACGGCAAACGCTGAAACATTAACTGGCACATACATCAAATCCAGCGTTACAGAATCCAGCCTTGTAGCGGTTGGCACATTACGAGATCTATCAGTGGCTAACGCTGGTATAACTTTAGGATCTGGTAATCAGTTTAGATTGTTAGTTGATGGAACAACTCCAACTATTAGATCCAGTACCGGTACATTAAATTTTGACATGGGGTCTGCAGGACCTGATATTTCTTTTGTAAATGCCGGCACTTCTTTTTCATTGAGCGGTCCTTTAGCTCCAGCAATTATCGGCGATAATACTACAAACTTAGGTATTCCTGGATACAAATTTGACAATATCTACGCCAACACTTTGGTCGGCAATGCACAAACCGCAACACTTGCAACATCTGCTTCAAACCTAACAGGCGGTGGCGCAGGCGCTATTCCGTACCAAACAGATATTGGCGCAACTACAATGTTGCCAGTAGGTCCAACAGGATATATTTTAAAAGCAGGTGCCGGCGGGACAATCACATGGTCAGCTCCAACATTTGAAGGGTTGACGCCTGGTGCATATTTGGCATTAAAGAATACACTTACTAATGCACCGTTACCGGATTATTCTACATCAGTACCAACAACAATTTATGTTGATGCTACAACAACTAATACAGCCAGCAAGGTTGTAGCACGTGATGCCAGCGGAAACTTTGCTGCAGGAACTATTACAGCAAGTTTAGCTGGCAATGCCGCAACAGCTACTAATGCTACCTATGCTACTTCCGCCGGATCAGCTACGACAGCAGTCACAGCATCTACAGCCGGCCTTGCTACTAATGCAGTATACTCGTCAACAAGATCAAACTTTGATGGCAGCACTGCTATAGCAACAACTCAATACGTTGATAATATGGTTAACTTATTATCTCCAGCAAGGATGATAGTCAGTTCGCCATATCCAAATCTAAGTTCTCCTGATGCACAGTATGCTGATTTGATCAATGCTTATATTCCAGCAAGTGCTGTAACAGTAGGCACGCTATTCCGATTTGTAATTAATGTAGTCTATGCTGGAACTAATACATCGGTAAGCGGTAGTCAATGGATTAATGCTTACCAGTGGGGAACATTAGGAGTAAGCGCCAGCACTACTATATACAATAGCAGTACTGGATTTAGTTTACTCTATCAATCAAACGGCTCAAGTTGGGTCTATACAGGATCTTGGAGTTATGTGTGATAGAAGTATCGTATGTTGAGGATTATTGTAAAAATGTTGACGCTATAATTGATATGGTTGAGCAACATCAAGACAAGTTTCATTCAAGGAAGCCTGGGGAACAATACAATTTTTCTACCAACTACGGTGATAGTCAGTTAAGCAGCATGTTTGAATGGAACATGCCGGGAGAATTAAGGAAGTTAGTATTTGAATCAGTACCAAAGGAAGACCGTAGTTGTGATGGTTTTGTAATTAACAAATATGATCCAGGTGATTATCTGTTAAGGCACAAGGACAGTGCCGGGGGATATTGGAAATTTAAGTTGATTTTTTTAAGATCAGACCGTCCGCATTTTGCTTGGTACGATGAAAGTAAGGTGCAACATTTAGTAGATGAAAAACCCGGCATGCTTTTAGTCATGCCAATTAATTTAGAACATGAAGTAACAAAGATTGAAGAGGATGAAAGACCAAAATATAGCCTTGTGCTAACTTGGGGTAAAATATTATGACACAACAAATTGTAATTTTTGATAAAACAGGCAGTCACGCCATATCAGTGATGGATTATAGCGAACAATTTGCTACAAATTTATCCGCCACTAATGTAAAATACCGAGTTGAAAACATTGGCTCAGAAGAATACTTTTGGGGAGATTTTGCAACAGGTAAAGTTTACGACAAACATGAAAAACCATTGATTGATGAGTTGGCCATTGACACTATTATCAACAAAGAAATTCTGGTTAAGTATCCTGTTCATGCACAGTTAAACATCATGGCAGATTGTATCGAAAAAGCCGGTATACCGTTGACTGCTGAATTTATTGAAATGCGTGATTTCATCAAACAAAAAGTTGAAAATCACAATACAGCAAAACAGGTATATCAAGAAAATCCAGACATTTACGCATTTTGGCCAAAACCGAATGCTACTTTCGATCGTAACAAATACTAATAAATACATTATCATTAGGGGTTAGAAGCATGGCATATCAGGTAAACAAATTTAACGGAACATTAATAGCAACGGTCGAAGATGGTGTGATCGATACTACTACTGATCTGCGTTTTATTGGTAAAAATTACGCAGGTTATGGTGAAGTTCAGAACGAAAATTTCCTACATTTAATGGAAAATTTTGCAAATACTACAGCACCTCCAAAGGCAGTTGTTGGTCAAATATGGTATGACAGTGCAAATAGCAAATTAAAATTTTATAATGGTTCTAAATTTAAGACAGCCAACGGTGCAGAAGTCAGCACAATTGCTCCAAGCGGATTAGCAGTTGGTGAGTTTTGGTGGGATAGCTCAGCAAAACAATTATATACATACTCCGGAACAGATTTCGTATTAGTGGGCCCAGTAGCCAGTCCTGAGCTCGGTACAAGTTCAGTATCAGCAGTGGTTGTTAAAGATACCTTAAACAATAATCACACTATCCTTAAGATGATTGCCAGCGGTGAAGTAGTAGCTTTGATCAATAATGATGATGCATTCACACTAAATCCGACATCTAAACCGCCAGAATTAGTAAACTTTACTAACGGTGCTGTGAAAAAAGGTATTACCTTAAGATCTACAAATTCTTCAGGTGTAAGTTCAAACTACATCTATTGGGGAACAGCTTCAAACGCAGATAGACTTGGCGGCATTGCAGCAGATCAGTTCTTGCAGAAAGATGCACCGGAGCCGTTTGCCAATGAAATCTTCTTTAGCGACAATGGATTGACCATTGGTGATGGTAATGATTTCCGTGCATGGGTTAAAAACGGTGATGAAATCACACTTGAAAGCCAACAGGGCAACGACATTTATGTAAGAATCACAGTTACTGAAAATACAGACGAGAGAGATGTTGCAGTATTCAGCCAAACAGGTATTGCGCCTGGGCAAGATGCTGTCTACACATTAGGTAAGAGTGGAGCAAGATGGTCTAATGTCTATTCTCAAACATTCACTGGTGCATTAACAGGCAATGTAACTGGTAACGTAACCGGTAATACTGTTGGCAATTTAGTAGCAGCTGATGCAACGGTAATGGTCAACGGTACTACAAAAGAAATTGGGTATGTTGGCGCAACTCTTAGAGGTACATTATTTGGTACTGTGTCTGGAGATGCTACTGGACAATCAGGAGATTCGTTAAAACTCGCTGGAAAATCAGCATCGATCACAGTTACAGCCGCAACAGCAGAAATTCCAATTAGAGATACATCAGGTAATATCTATGCTAACGGATTTAAAGGTATCGCTGATAAGGCAGATCAGCTGTTAGTCGGAGCATCATATAGATCTACTTCATTAGAAGCAGATGCTAACACAGTTGTAGCAAGAACAAGTTCCGGTGATATTAAAGCCAATATCATGTATGGTACTGCAACCTCTGCTCGTTATGCAGACTTAGCTGAAAAATATCTTGCAGATAAAGAATACGAAGTTGGCACAGTAGTTGTAGTAGGTGGCGAAAAAGAAGTAACAGCCAGTTCCTTCGGTGAGTTAGCAATTGGCGTAGTATCAGAAAATCCTGCTTATATGATGAACAGCGAACTTGTTGGTGGAACGTATATTGCTCTTAAAGGTCGAGTTCCGGTTAAAGTAACTGGCGCAGTTAAAAAAGGTGACAGATTAGTTGCAGGAGATTGGGGATGTGCCCAAGCCGCTGCCGATCGTTTAGATATTTTTGCAATTGCATTAGAAACCAGCGATGATACTGGTGTCAAGATTATAGAAGCAGTGGTACTGTAACATGGCATCAGGCGATCAAATCTATGCGTTAGATTACAATACTATTCGCAACAAGGTTGCGTCTGTATTAGGAACCGGATCAGGCACAAGAGGTTATGGACAATCTTTAGTTAGTTCTGGAGTATTTGCCGGAAACCTTATAGCCAAAGCACACTGGGATAATTTACGATACGATATTGTAAACGCTTATCTACATCAAACAGGGGTGTTACCGGCCGTAGTTGCAGTTAACTCTGGCGACTACGTTGGCTTTGGTGCAGGATATCCTAATAATAACTATGATACACTTGCCGATCAATTAATACTCAATAGATTTTCAATAGGCGCTGGACAGTCGGTAGTAAGTTCAGTGGCAACTCAATCAAGAACAGGCGCTTGGGCAACACGTTCGGAGTGTACACTAACGGTGACCTTTGCCAGTGCAGATCAAGCAAGATACTTCTTTAATAGTGGCGGTAAATTGAGATTTACCAGCTCCAGGACAGGCGGGTCCGCAACCGCTCAAAATAATTCTTGGACAACTACGTTGAATACAACAATTGGAACTGTTGCATTTGGCGGAGTAACGCCAGACTTAATTAATTTTTATTCGTTAACTACCAGTTATCAGCAGGTGTATCAAGCAGGATCCAGCGGAATATATACTCCAAACTACTACAGAATTGAAGCATTGTGTAATTGTTCTGGCGCAAATAATGCCACAGGTACAGCTAATATTGTAACATTCCGCATATCCTGGAATGATGGATATGTTGATACTGGTCCCGAACTACCGCCAGGCGATTCAGTTGATGGTACATTGACAATAACTGTAGATGAATTTAAAGCAGTTGGCACAATGACACCCACTGGTGCATTTTCAATAACTTCTCCCGGATACTCGTTATCTGGTATATCAGCTTCATAAGTTAGTTAAATACCCGACAAGGAAAAATTAAGTAAATTATGCCTGTTAATGATAAAATTTTTAAAGCTGACTATAATAATATTCGTAATAAAGTTACAGGAATATTAGGTACTGGCTCTGGAAACTCCGGGTACGGACAACCTGTAAGAAGCTCAGCAGTATCTGAGTCTGATAAAGTTACCATTAACGAATGGGGCGCTTTATATTATGATATTGTAAATTGTTATATTCATCAAACTGGTGCTGCTCCTGGATCACCATCATCGGCTGTAGAGAATGCTACGATCGCATATCGATCGACTCAGCCTAATTATCAATATGATGATTATGCAAATGTCATTGTTGCTAACAAATTTACTGTTGCGGGTTCTCAAAGTTTTACCACAGCCTACGGAACAACCAGTCGAACCTGGCCTGGAATATACGGAAGTTATTGGAATTCAACAATTTCCTGTACAATTACTGCTCAATGGCCAACGGCAGCCGCAGCAAGATATTTTTTCAACAGTGGCGGAGAAATTAGATTTAGTAGCTCGTTAACAGGTTCCACTGCTAATGCACAGACAATTAGTTGGACTACTCTATTATCGGGAGCTGGAACAAAAGCATTTGGGGGTAATAAACCCGGAACCGGTACAAGCCCGTCTGATAATACTAACTTCTATAGATTAACCAATGCGTATTCCGTCTGGACATCGAGTTCGGGTTCGGGTGCGTATACTTCTAACGTTTGGCGAATCCAAGCCAGATGTAACGTGGTTAATAATACCTCCGGCGGTGCAACACAAATTGAATTTTTAGTACAATGGATTGATGGATATGTTGATCCGTTTCCGCCAATTGCAGAAAACCCTCCGCCCGGTGACGAAGTTTACGGAACTGTAAATCTTTCAGTTTCTACATTAGCAGCGACTGGCACATTACAACCTGCCGGAACGGGCGCATTCTCAGTAACTCAACCAACAATTACTCTTGGTGGCATCGCACCATAAACACGCTTCTCATTAATACAGCACTATAAATAAACTGCTATGTTAATGAGGACCTGTAATGGAAGAACAACTTAAAAAAGCGTTAGACTTTTCAAACTATCGCCAAACTTTTTCAATCCAACGCCGTACACTTAAAGAAAAAATTGAAGCCAAATTAACCTATGGCTGCAATGGCGGTATCTTTAAGATTGATCGATCATTGATTACATTTGTCCAATTGCTAATAGATCAAGGTCGTGTCAGTGGAGTTCCACTAATTGATGCTAACGATAATCCAATTTTAATTGACAACTTAGAAACATTTAGAGATGAAATCTTAGATCGTTATTTTACCTCTACACTTGAATACTATGAACAGTATCAAGATCTTAAAAAAAGCCGTTCGGTTGAAAAATTATTAGACCTATGAACTGCGGCGCTCTAATATTTGCCCATAACAGTCGAGAAGTTGATTATGCATTAATTGCAATAATTTCTGGCGGATTGGCCCGCAAGCATCTTAATGTGCCAGTGACATTAATCACCGATGCGTCAACAGAAGCATGGATGAAAGACTCTGGCACGTATCAAAAAGCCGTTGAAGTTTTTGATAAAATCATCCTTGTTGAAAAACCCAAGACAACAAATGCAAGAAGATTGCATGATGGTGCCAGCAATAAAACAGTTCCATTTGTAAATACCAATCGCAGTTCGGCTTGGGATCTTACTCCCTACGATCGTACACTATTATTAGACAGTGATTTTTTAATTTTTTCAGATCGCCTAAATGAATATTGGTCAGTGGATGATGATTTTTTAATTGCTGGTACCGTAACGGACATCTATGATCAAAAAAGATTAGGCTATCACGACAGGTATGTTTCGGATACAGGAGTACATCTATTCTGGGCAACCACTGTGATGTTTACTAAAAACGAACGAAGTAAATCGCTGTTTGACATGATCGACTATGTCAAGAAGAATTATGAATATTACGCAGATATTTTTAGATTTGATCACAGACAGTTTCGCAATGATATTGCTTTCAGCGTAGCCAAACATATATTAGATGGATTTACTACAGAAGCAAAAATAACACTGCCGCCTCTATTGACAGCGTTAGATAAAGATATCCTGGTCAGTGTTGACACTAATGGAAAATTAACATTTTTGGTAACTCCAAATTCAGATAGTGAGTTTTGTGCTGCGACAATTAAAAATACAGACTTGCATATTATGAATAAACAAAGTATAATAAGAAATGCAGAATCGCTCATGACCCTAATATGAAATTTGGATACCTATTAATAATTTCTGAAAACGCAGATGTAGACTATCTTCAAATGGCCTACGCACTGGCCTTGAGCATTAAGAATACACAGAAACCAGGATATGACCAAGTAGCATTGGTTACTGATAATCCCACTGCTGTGAATGAATTAAAATCTGCATGGGTGTTTGATCATGTAATTGCCTGGGATCAAGAAACATTCTGGGATGGTCGCAGTTGGATGGACACACTGTCACCGTTTGAAAATACAGTCTGTCTTGATGTAGATATGTTATTTCTCAGAGACTACAGTCACTGGATTGATTATTTTACTGAGAATACTGAGCTATACGTTGCTAACAACGCCTACACCTATAGAGGTGAATTAGTTGTAAGTGATGATTATCGAAGAACATTTACAAGAAACCAGCTGCCTAATCTATATTCTTTTTATACTTTCTTTAAAAAAGACAGTGCATTGGCAAAAGAATTTTTTACCTTAGGTAGATATATTTTAAAAAACCCAACAGAATTTTCTAATCATTTCTTATCGGAATTAAAACCAAAAGTAGTTGGTACAGACGAAGCGTTTGCATTGTCTGCTAAGATACTTGATATTGCAGATGAGATTGCATATGATCTTGAATTTCCAAAAGTAGTTCACATGAAACCATTAGTACAAAACTGGCCATGGCCGGCAAACTTGTGGAGCGACCATGTAGGGTTCTATTTTAATCGTAAAGGCAACTTAAAAATAGGCAACTATCAACAGTATGATATTGTTCATTATGTTGAAAAAGACAAAGTCACACCTGAGATGATTAATATTCTGGAGGAGATAGCATGGAAGAAATGATAGAATTTGAAGACTTTGTAAAAAACATACAGCTTCCTGAACTAACATATTCGGCAACATTTAATCCTACAACAGGCGCAGTGATTAGTGTGGGACCATCTCATGCGTTTGTTGATGAACAGCATAAAATTTCTTTAGACAGAGAGACAGCAGAGCAGATTATTGACGGTACTATAAAGGTTAATTCTTGTTTTGTAGACATCACCGGAGGCAAGTTAGAAATTGCAGAAATACAATCAGTTTATAAAATTGACGATGTGCTACATAGGATCATTGAAAAGAAATGGTCAGCGATAACTAAACCAGAAATTTATATTTCTTATGATAGAATTAAAAAAACACTGACTGTAGAATTAACCGAAGAATATTTTGGAACAAAAAAAGTTCCAAAAAAATATCATCCTATTAGTAAACGAAAAGTAATCTGGAGTGGCGAAACTGAAATGAGTTTTTTAATTACAGATTATAATGATCCAAACATATTGTATAAGATGGTATCTCTTACAGTATCTGATCTTGTAGAAAAAAAGAAAATATTTAAAGATATCGAACTACCAGATAGGTTTAGCGTATACACACGCCGTATCTTTAAAAATTATGTTTTAGGTGATCTATGAAAGTAATTGAGTTTGATATTATATTTTTAAGTTACGACGAGCCTAATGCTGATCTACACTATGCAGATCTCTGCAACAAAGTACCTTGGGCTAAACGTATACACGGAGTTAAGGGCAGTGACCATGCACACAAGGCCGCCGCAGAATTAAGTGAAACTGATTGGTTCATCACTGTCGATGCTGACAATATTGTAGATCCAAAATTCTTTGATCTGGATCTCGACATGAGCAATCCTAAGATACAGGTCTATGGCTGGTGCGGCTGCAATGTCATCAACGGTCTACGCTATGGTAACGGTGGATTGAAAATCTGGAAGAAAGATTTTGTATTGAATATGCGTACACACGAAAATTCAGACAGTGAGCGAGGACAGGTAGATTTCTGTTGGGAAGATGGATATCAGAATTTTCCAAGAGTTTACAGCAACAGTATTATTACAGGATCACCATTCCAAGCATGGAGAGCAGGATTCCGTGAAGGTGTAAAAATGACCTTACTCGACGGTGTTAAAGTTCCTCCGCAGGAAATTAAAGAACATATCTGGTGGCACAATATCCATAGACTGCGTATGTGGTCCACAGTAGGCGCACACGAAGAAAACGGATTATATGCAATCCACGGTGCAAGGCTCGGAACTTACATGACCAATTGTACAGATTGGGATTATGTACAGGTTAGAGATTTTGAAATATTAAAATCTATATACGAAGAAAAAGTAAATCACGATACACTTACTGATTGCATTGGACGATTGGGAGAACAAATTAAACTTAATTTAGGTTTAGATTGGCCTAATTTTAATGCTCAGCAGAGCAGGTATATTTTAGATCTTTATGACGAAACTATTAATTTAGGATTAACCTACTATCGCAATGATCTATGATATTTTTTACGTCAGCAAGAGTACTATTGCAGATGAAGATTGGCAACAATTTTCTAAGCGTTTTCCATTGGCACAAAAAATAGAAAATGTAAAAACCTTTACAGATATTCGATCACGAGCATTTACTAAAATGTTTTGGGTAGTATGGAATGACCTTGTTATTGCCGATGATTTTAAATTTGATTATGTAGTACCTGAATGGGATAAAACTTTTATTCATGTTTTTAAAAACAAAGATTACTATGATGGTGTAACGCTATTTCCTAAGTCAGCAGATTTTATTCAAAAAGAATTTGAAAATCGCTTTTTCATAAACAATAAAAAAGAAATTGACATTGTAGCATCAACTCCTAAACCGTTTGACATCGTGTTTATCAGTTACAACGAATCTAATGCAGATGTAAATTTTGCAGAACTTCAAAAACAGTTTCCAAGAGCAAAACGTGTACATGGAGTAAAAGGCATACATCAAGCTCATATCAAGGCAGCAGAATTAGCCACCACAGAAATGTTATGGGTAGTAGATGCTGATGCTGTTATTGTAGATGGATTTGATTTTACAGTTGAACAGATACCCTATTACAGCAATAACGCTCGAAGAATGTTAAACACTACAGTTCATGTATGGCGCAGCCGTAATCCAGTTAACGGACTCGAATATGGATACGGAGGTGTAAAATTGTTACCGAGAAAACTAACTCTCGATATGGATGTCAACTCAACTGACATGACCACCAGCATCAGCAAATTGTTTAAGGCCATGCCATCAGTCAGTAACATTACAGCATTTAATACAGATCCGTTTAGTAGTTGGCGTTCAGCATTTCGCGAATGTGTAAAATTATCATCACGAGTTATCGATGGACAAGTAGATGAAGAAACACAGAATCGATTAGATGCGTGGTGTACATTAGCGGATGATGTTGTCTATGGATTCCATGCCTATGCAGGGGCACTTTCGGGTAAGGCATACGGTAACAAATATAAAAATGATCCCGAAGCATTAAAAAAGATTAATGATTTTGAGTGGCTAAAGGCAAGGTTCGATGAAGCTAAACATTAAAGGCAACGAGCTGGTTAAAATTAATGGACGATATCAGTCTAAGTATTTTCACGATGCTGGCAACGTATATGAAGAATTAAATAAAGTCAGTCCAAGTTTTTGTTTGGCTAAATGGTTCAATGTTAGCCTGCATATTCCTACAGGAAAGACACATAGCTGTTATCACCCACCTGCACATCAAATTCCCATAGATGAAGTGGTTATAGATGTCAGTGCTTTACATAATACCAAACATAAAAAACAACAGCGAAAGTTAATGTTAGAAGGTCAGCGACCAGACGAATGTAAGTTCTGTTGGCAAACAGAAGACAGCGGAGATCAATTAAGTGATCGAGCATATCGCAGCAAAGATGTCTACGAAGATGGGCTAATCGAAGAAGCACAATCTCTGGGCTTTGAAGGTAATGCTGTTCCTCGATATGTTGAAGTAAACTTTAACCAAGCCTGCAAT